CCGTTGGCGGGGCCCGCTGGAAAACAAAAGCGTCTACACTTTACCCACCGGGGGCGTTTTTTTTTCCAGCGTGCCACGACAACACTGTGATGAACCGGCAAAACGGTTCTGGGGTTGAGCGACACCGCTCAGTCAAGGGATCAAACACCATGTTTGTGCGGTCCAGCGGCACCGCTGGTCGAGTGTGCGGCGATCCGCACCTCAGGGAAATGCGTGGCCTGTAGACCACCTGGATTCGAACAGAACCCGGAGAGGTTTTGTTACCAGCAACACTGTGCAACTGTAAACGGTGAACAAGCACGAAAGACCTGAGTTTATAGGGCACATGCTTGGAATGTGCTTCGTTTTGCAGCAGGCTGGCCCCCGGAGGGCAAGAGGTTTGTGTTTTGTAGCGGATGAGACTTGGTGTGTTCGATATGTCCTGGATGTTTTATCGACGATACGACTTGGTGTTCGTGGATGCGATGGGGGTGGGGGTCCCCCCTTCGTTGGTCAGCCGAAAGTGATATATATCCCGCATCCACAAGTTTGACTATAAACTCAAGGATTGCATCTGAAGAAGGCTCTAGCGAATCCCTGTGGTGTTTGGCTTCTTTTTCTGGTCCTATCTGCACTTTCTGGCATATTGGAGATGTAGTTAACTGATCCCTTCTTCCTAGCGGTTGTTTCTCCAACGATTATGGACAGAGGAGGGGTAAACGTCCCCCATAGCAGTGTCTGTTTTGAATATGTTTCTTCTTCTGGGTTATCTGCTAATCCTGCGAAGTCGTATGGTTGATACCTGAATTGTGGTTCTCCGAGGTAGTTCTTGAGTCTTCCTATGGGATTTTCTAGTACCCACCATTCGGGCTTGGTGACTGCTACTATTCTCAGACAGGCATCTGCTATAGCCAGTCCTTCTAGTAGTGGTTGGACACCTTTTGTCTTCCACCAGCCTTGTCCTGACATTGCGAAGTGGGTACATGGTGGTTGTGCTATAATGCCGTGTACTTTGCCTGGGAAGGTCATTAGGCGTACATCTGACCCGTCTAGGTCTATATCTACCTGTCTCACTTCGTATTCATCACCGGCTTCCCTATATGGTTCGCTCCAGACCCCTGAGTGGTCACATAGGGATAATATGACTTTCTTCATGTTCTTCTTCCTATGGAAGATAATAGAAATAGCCGTCCCCCAGTCGTGCGAAGAAACGACCAAAGGACGGCAGAACAAAAGGGCAGAGTTTCAGTCTCCTTCGTATTCTTCAACTTCTCCAATGGGGATGCTGACCAGTTGTGGTCCATTCTCTCCCATATCGACTGATTCCAGGTTAAGGAAGTAGTGTTCCCATGCTTCTTCGTGGTCCATGCCTCTAGTCATGAGTTCTTCGATTAGGAGGTCCGTGGAGTACAGTGCGACGGTATTTCTTCCGCATTGAGTAGCGGTCCCTATGAGGCAATCGTCGAATCCGGCAATAACTACTGCTTCTGGATTCTTCTCTATTAGTTTCTCGATAACGGAGTTGGTCATTTCAGCCACCTCTTTCCCCGTCAGCATAGATACTTCATTGGGGACTTGGAGTCAAGTTCTGAAATGCTAACTACGCATTGAGTGGGTATTGAGGTCAATCCTCCGAATGTGTAATCTGTGGTAAAAGAGTCTGCGACTGTTATTTTTTCTTTTGTGTTTTCGACAATCCAGCCGACAGTTACACAAAGTATGGGTTCTATTTCTTCTTTTATCTCGGAGATGGTTCCTACCCAGTCAGACATGGAGATTATGTCTTTCCAGACAATAACTGTCACCTTATTAGGTAACTTATCTTTCTTTGACTTAGGTTCCTGTTTAGGTTTCATCTTCGCCTTAGATTGGCTAGATCTCTTGATCCCACTCAAAACCCCCCCTCCCCCCATTGCTTTTTAGGGCAATGAGTCAGAGGGGGGACGTGAGGAGGTGTGACTAACTGAGAGCAACTCATTTTCGCCTTGAGTTGGCTGAGTCTCTTTCACCCTGCTACCGAGGACCCCAAACCTGGAGGCCCCCGTCCTTTCGGACGAGGCTCACAGGCATGGTACAGGGGTCTATCGGTGGGTCAAGGGGTTAGAACGGAACTTCTTGAGAAGTAATTGGGGATTTGGGGAACTCCTCAGTGGATTTCTCTCTTGTGCATGTATCTCCGTGGAATGCGCCATCTTTGTTGCATGGTACATTTTTCCCCTTCTTGGATTTGGCCCAGTAGATCTCTGCTTGGCAGTATTTACATGGGTTCTTTGAAGGTTTCTGGCTTTCTGGTATTACCCAGATCCAGGTTCCGTCTTCCTTCTGAGTTCTTTCGGTTGCCGTCCCTTGAGAGCCTCCTGAGGCACTTGTGGGTTGACTTCGTAGTAGATCTCTGATTTCCTTGAGGAGAGATACGACCTCGCTGGTTTCATCGAACATGATGGAACCCCCTTTCTTGTGGGTATTATACTGATATGCGTGGTTTAGTCAACCTAAGATCCAAGGGGAGTCAATGAAAAAGGGACAGAAGCAAGAGCAGAAGAATCCGGACGTTGGGGTCAACAGACAGGCTCAGGTGGGTGGTTACTTGATAAGGGAGAAGCGTAGATCTGACATGAGTGTGGCGATTGATCAGGGTTTGCATTTCACGGATGCTGCTGAGAGGGCTGGCATTCCCTTTGAGGTAGCCATGAGTGCGTCCCGTAAGGATCCTGAGTTCTCTGAGTGGTATGAGGTGAGTAAGGACCGTCCCCGCCTATCGTTGGTCACAAGGCGGAAGTATGAGCCGAAGACATCTCTCCAGATCAAGTCGGACTTTATTAACAAACTCAGCCAAGTGGGTCTATTTGACAAGATCTGTACAATGGCGGAACATGCTGACCCTGAGACTGAAGAGGGTAAGCAGGTACTGGGATTCTTCATGAGGTACATTGTGAAGGACATGTTACCGAAGGAGACGGCTGCGAAGGTGGAGCATTCTGAGACTGCCAGTTACGAGAAACTCACGGATGCTGAGTTATTAGAGCAGTTGCATAGTAGGCGAGAGAAGCGTATTGCTTATACGAAGGAGATTGACGATGCTGACGACAAGCGTCTGTCTCATACTGAGAAATACATAGAGCAAATAGAGGAAGAGGAGCCTGAAGATGTCGGAGAATCTGAGTAGGGAAGAGTTACTTGAGGAACTAAAACTTGAGGAGGAGTTGTCTAGACGCAAGGAGTTCGACATTTTGGGGCGATTGGCTCCAAACAAGCGTCAATGGGACTTTATCAATGTGCATTCTCACGAGACTTTGTTTGCTGGGTTGAATCAGGCTGGTAAGTCAACGGCGTTGTGTATCAAGGCTGCCTACCATTTGACTGGTTTGTATCCTCCTGACTATGTGGGTGTGCGTTTTGAGGAGCCTATCAATGCTGCTATTGGGGGTGAGACTGCCCAGAGTACCCGTGACTTGCTATGTGAGCGTCTTTTGGGTGAATTGACTGACCGTGGTTCTGGTTATTTGCCAGCCAACACGTTCCACCCTCAAGAGGACATTAAGAGGTTGAGTGGTGGTATCACCAACCAGATCGACTTTTTCAGGGTTAAGCACCATGATTCTACGGGCAAGTTCAATGGTTACTCGAAGTGTTATGTATTCTCGTATTCGACTGGTTGGCAGCGACTTCAGGGGTACACCTTGCATTGGATTGGGATTGACGAAGAGCCTCCCTTCCCTGTGTATGACGAGTTCTCTGCTCGTTTGAATGCTACCAATGGGTATATGGACATTTCAATGACTCCTCTCCAGGGTGAGACTGAGTTGTACTTAATGTTTGAGCAGAGCCAGGATCCAATGGCTAGGTTCCTTTTGAACTATGACATCGACGATGCTTCCCACATGACGGACGATGACCGTAGTCGTCTAACGCAGAAGTACGAGAATCACCCCTTGGCTGAGGCTCGTCTTCATGGTCGTCCGGTCCGTGGTGCTGGTTTGATCTACACGATTCCTGACGAGATGTTAATGGTGGAGGATTTTGAGATCCCGTCCAACTTCAAGAAGATCATAGGTTTGGATTTCCCTCACAGTGTGGGCAACTTTGCAGCGGCCAAGTTAGCCTATGACGAGGAGAATGACGTTATTTACCTATGTGGTGAGTACAAGGAGGCTGCTAAGGAGTCGTACCATTATGCCCATAGGGCTATGTGTATGGGTGCTGGCGACATTCCGTGTGCTTGGCCTCACGACGCTGGCCGTGGTTTTACGGACGGTTCGACGGTGGCTTCTAAGTACAAGGACATGGGATTGAACATGCTCAAGGAGTTCTCTCACATGGTAAACCCTGAGGGGAAGAAGACTTTTGCGGTAATGCAGGTTATTGAGGATATCTGTGACCGTATGGCTACTGGTCGATTCCGTGTATTCTTAACTTGTCAGGAGTTCCTAAAGGAGAAGCGTCGTTACAAGCATGACAATGGTAAGGTTGCAAAGCGTCAGGATGACCATATTATTGACGCTGTACATAAAGCGGTAATGATGTTGCGTTTTGCTCGTTCTGATGGTATGGATAAATCGTTGCCGAAGAAACTTCCTAACTTGGATTTCTTTTCGGATTTTTAAGGAGGAGAAGAAGATGCCACGTAAGAATAATAAGTAGAAGGTAGATAATGCAACTACCAGAAGCACAGGAACTAATCAAAAGGTTTGAGTACCTAAAGGGCCGTCGAAACAATTTCGAGAAGGCTTGGCAGGACATCACAGACCTTATGATGCCTTACCGTGGGGACATTACTACTAAGCGTTCACAAGGGCAGCGTAGGGTTAAGGGTGTCTTTGACACTACAGCCATGAATGCTGCTGACTCCTTTGTGAACTTTATCAAGGGTGCAATCATCCCTTCAGGCAATGACTGGGTGAGGTTGAGGGCTAAGGCTCCATTCTCTGATGTCCTTGCTGTCCGTCAGGTTTTGGATGTTGTAGGCGAGCGTATCCTTGCGGCATTAGCGGACAGTAACTTCTACAAAGAGAGTGCGACATTCCTCAGGGACTTCGCTGTCCTTGGTAATGGAACTCTCCATGTCAGAGAAGACATTCCTCGATTGGGGAAAAAGAACCGAGGGACATTCGGTGGTTTAGTTTTTGAGGCTGTCCCTATTGGACATATATGGTTCCAAGTAGGGCACAGGGGTAGACCTAACTACATTGTCAGGCAAGTGGTAATGACTGCCCTCGATGCGTTCAGGTTTTTTGAAGGTGCGGCGGGTCCAGATGTGGAGTATAAACTAAACGCTGGTGACCCGATGGGAGAAGTCTCGTTCCTTCACTTTGTATTCGAGAACGAGGACTTCATTCCCGGCGGTGTCATTTCTCCTGAGGACCGTGAGTATGTAGGTGTGTATGTCGCTGGTGCTGGTGATGCCAGTCTCGGCAAGGGTGGGATTGGTGGTCCTACTGTCATCCGTAAGGCGGGTTATGACACTTGTCCTTACATTGTTGCTAGATGGATGGTTGTAGACGGAGAAGAGTATGGCCGTGGCAGGGGTCACCTTGCTAGGGCCGACGCAATGGGGATCAATGAACTGCGTAGGCAGATCCTGATTGCTGCTGGTAAAGATCTCAACCCCCCATTAATGGTAGAGCATGACACTGTAGTAGAGTTGGACATTACTCCTAACGGGCTAATGGTTACTCGTCCTGCCGTGAAGATGGGTCCGCAGTATCTCAAGTCTGACACTAACTATGCTATTGCCGATTCTATTGCTCGTCAGGATCGTGATCAGATTCAGAAGGCTTTCCTCGGAGATATCCTTGAGGAGCCGGACACTCAGCCCCGTTCAGCGGAAGAGAGTCGTCAGCGTCAGAACCGAGCGTTGTCTCGTCTATCGGCCTCTGCTGATACGGTGAACTATGAGTTCCTGGATCCATTGATCCAATCTGTCATTGACATTATGTACCGTGCTGGCTCCCTTCCTGAGTTGGATTACTTACAGGAAATGGCTCCTGACGCTGATTTCGAGATCGTATATCAGTCACCTTTCTTCACTGCTCAACGCCAGAGTGGAGTAACCAGGGTTCAGGCATTCATGGAGCGGCGACTAGCATTGTTCCAGGTTACGCAGGATCCTATCTGGCTTGACGATTTGAATTCGAGTGAAGCGACTAACTACGACGCTAGGGTCAGTGATGTCCCTGCCCAGATACTCAGGAGTCCTGAAGAGGTAAGTGCGATCAGGCAAGCGAGGGCAGAGCAGAAACAGGTGGAACAGCGTATGGCCCAAATGCAGCAAGTCGCTGCGATGCAACAAGGCGGCCCGCAGCAGGGTCCACCGCAGCAGGGTCCACCGAAACAAAGGGCACCGCAACAAGGAAAGAGTGTCGATGCTCAGTAAGGAAGAAAGGATTTTCTTGGTTGAGACTGAAGAGATCTTCAAGACCGAAAAGGGTCAAAGAGTATTGGACTACTTGAAGAAGGTACTCCATGCAGAAGAGACTCTTGAGCCGGAAGAGATCCTGAATAAAGACCTAGAGGCGGCTGGCCGTGTGGAACGGCATCATATAGATCCGATTGCTTTTGCTAAAAGGCAGGGATCTAGAGCAGCCTATTTTAAGATTGAAGCCTTGGTCCGACAGGGCAAGCGAGTCAGAGAGGATGTTACGAATGAGTAGTTTGGATGAATCCCTACCAGCAGACCTGGAGGGTCGAGATGCCTTGGTTGGCAAGTTTTCCTCAGTGGAGGATTTGGCTATGTCGTACCACAGTCTGAGCAAGAAGATGGGTGAGGGCAGTAGGGTTCCGAGCGAATCGTCTTCCCCAGAAGAGTGGAGTTCTTTCTATAGGGGACTTGGTGCCCCTGAATCTCATGATGGATACCCTGTCCCAGAAGGCACAAACGAGGAACTGAGTGGCACTCTTTCAACGGCTAGGAAGAACGCCTTCCTCAAAGGGGTGTCGGTAGATCAGTGGCAAGAGGTTATTGCTCCAATCCTTGAACTTGAGAAGGACCGCAAGTCCAATCTCGATACGGAGCAAGCCAAGTCAGTCAAGGCATGGCAAGAAGCCGCAAGGGAGAAGTACGGTAATCAATTCGAAACAAAGTCTGCCCTTGCAGAGCGAGCCTATGCTAAGGTGATAAAGGACAACCCTGAACTTGATAGGGTTTTTAATGTAACTGGGATGGGTCACCATCCTGAAGTAATGGACTTCATGGTTAAGATGGGAATGAACATGGCAGATGGAGCGGTTCCGAACAGCGTTGGAGGTAGCGATTTTGGAACAGACCATTCCTCTCTGGCTGCTAGGGCGAGGAAGTTGGCGAAACTGGGAGCGATCTACAATAGTCGTCACCCAGACTACGACGAGCATTATTCTGAGTTCATGACCATCCAGAAGCAACTGTCAGAAGATGGTTTCAATGGCATGTCCGATCCAAGGTTACAGCCCGATAGTTCGTGGGTTAGGGGAAGTTAATGGCTAAGAAGAAGAAGCAACATCGTCATCCGAAAACCCAGCAGGAGTATGAGGCCAAGTACGGGCCACCTCCAGTAATCGCCCACCACGGCAAGTCGGAATTTGAGGGGGCATCCCCTTTGCCTGGATGGGGAGTGGGTCCAGGTATACACTCCGCCACTGTGTGGATAGGGGCGACAGGTAATCAACCAGGATACATGGCAGATTATAGCGTATATAATCGAAAGCCTCCGATTTACTTGTCTCCGAATTTAACCTCAATTCCGCATTCTACTTCCAAGAAGGCACCCCCTCACCCCCTGCTGTTGAGCAGAGGGACTACTACCCGGAGCCGCTTCCTGGGTATGTACCTCCTCCGGATACTAAGGCACCCCCTAACTCCAAGACGACACCGAAGACGAAAGGTGGGCAGGGGAATCTATATACTCCCGGCATGAAGCACTTAAGTGGTCCCCGACCTTCCGGAAGCAAGCCCGATGATAGAGCCAAAGTTATTGAACAGGCGATGGGTGCCCACCGTAATCCAGGAGGAAGAACTGCTGAACTCGGCCTAGCCACTGCCGCTGAGACTAAACGAAGGTCACTCTACACC